TCCATGGCCTTAGCCATAGTAGTCTCAGCGCACTGCGTTGCGTCCTGCACAGCCTTCTCGTAGCCCTGCCATTCTTTTTCTATTCTGCGTACCTCGGCAAGAGTCTGCACGGCCAAGTTTACCTCAGCCGTCTTTTGTGCAATCGCTTCCTTGATCTGCTCAAGGTCGTGAGCACAGACCGCAGTGCTGGTGCCGCATTCTGGACATTGACCCTTTTCGATCAATTCCAGGCGCTTCTGCATCAGCATCAGTTCCTGCTTAAGTTCGGAAATGCGATCAAGCAGCCAAGTGTCGGCGCCAAGCTGAGGCCTCTCATCTGCAGGTTGCGCCGGCTGGCTAGCCATGCATTCCTGCAGCTTTGCGGCAAGATTGACCGCACTGTCCAACAGCGCCTCCTTGCGCTTGTTGGCAGTAAGCAACATATCTGCAGAGTACAAAGCTTTCTTGGCTTCTTCTGCCTCTGCAGCCTTCGCAGCACGCTCTACCTGAAGTTGTCCTATTGCAGTCTCCTGGACTTTCAGCTGCTGCTGCAACTGCGAATAAGCAGACATTGCCGTAGTCCGGTTGGCCTCCAGCTGCGTTCGCTTATCGTCATTCTTCTTGATCTTGTCCAGGATATCCAAGCGGGCAGACACCTCCTGCAGCTGCATAGAGTTGTATTGACGAGCCAACTCTGTCAGTTCGGACTCGATGCGATTTGCCTCGCCTTGCATCAGGTTCAGTTCTGTCTTGGCCTCCAGCAAAGGGCCCTGTACATCCGGAACCGTGACAGACATCATCACATCTCGCACCTGGCCTCTGAGCGTCTCAAGCTCATTGGTACGGGTGAGAGTATGAATAATTTCCTTAAACTTCGCAGGAGTGGACGACACAGGAGCCGTGATGGAATCCTGGTCCACGATCAGGTGGCCGTCGATAATGCTGGCTGGAACTGGAATCAGCGCATGAGTCTTTTCCAGAGCTTCCTTGGAGGCAAAGACCTCCTCGACCTTTCCGTCATCGTGCTCGATTCTAAGTCTAGGAATGTTCAGAGTGCCGAACTTCTTCTCGCCAGAGACCGCCTTTGCAATATGCAGAACCTTGTTTCCGATGCGCCAGGACGCAATAAAGTAACAGGCCTCCTGGGGTGGTGTACCCCAGGAGGCCCAGCTACCTGCGTTCCCTGGAAACGAGTTGGTGAGGGACGCTCGGATCATCGTGAGTATGGTTGACTTGCCGCAGCCGATCGGTCCAGTGATGACCGTCAGTGCGTCGTCGAACTCAAACTCGAAGTCTCCCTTGAGGAGACCGATGTTCCTGCCCTTCAGGGAGAGCAGCTTCATGTTTTAAATCTCAGTCGTTGGTCTTGCGACGGCCCTTCGGACGGATGGAGATGTTGTTGCGCTTCAGCGTGTTGATGACGCAGCTGACCGAAACGCCGAACTTCTCTGCGATCGTCTTTGCTCCGACGCCCTCGTTGTAGAGCCGGCAAACCTCTTCAGCGTGCTCGGTGAGCTTGTACGGAGCGCCGCGCTTCTTGGCCTCCGTGGAGGTCTTGGTGGTCGACTGCTTGGGAGTGCTCTCTGCGGTGTTGTTGGTGTTTTCAGTAGTCATGTTCTTGTTCTTGTTGATTTCTCTAACCTTGGACTGCTTGGGTTTTTCCACATACTGAGTCGGCGCAGCCAATGCCGGCTCAGGTTCTTCGATATCCAATCCGTTTTCTGCTGCGTACTCCTTCATCCATTCGTCTGAGGGGATGTCGGAGTTGGCCTCCATAATAACATCAGGACCCTCGTCGTCAACCTCCTCGGAAGGAATGTCCTCAAATTCTTCTTCGGTCATGTCGTCCTCTTCGTCCTCCAACGGTTCGTCAGTCGGGTCTGTGTGACGAGGCTTGGTGCCTTCGGATCCACGCATACTGCTGGTCTTCACGGATGGAACGCTGTCCTGTTCGTCGTCAAAATCGCCGTTGAGAATGCGGTCAATAAGGCTCATGTGAAACTCCTCAATAGTCGATGTTAGCGGCTTTCAAAACGCCTTCTAGAGTCAAATCCTGTTCGGGAATGAACTTTCCGTTGTTACGCACGATGTTTTTCATTATTGCAGTCAGTCGGTCCTTGTCTTGAGGAAACTGAGATTCGTAGGAGGCGGATACCAATTCGTTGACGCCATCCATGCTGTCTCCGTACATTCCATGGTGTCCTTCAAAGCACGCTTCGAGCAGCTCCAACTGATTCACCGAGAAGTAGCGCTTAAGAGGACTGTTTTCCAGCCATTCAAATACGTCATACGCATTCTGCACGTCAGACAGCTTGAAGTCGTCTCCGATTCGTACCTGGGACACAAAGATACTGCCAAGAGCGCAGACCTTGCAGGCTTTCAACTTGCCTACGTATTCGCTTGCTGAAACAGCCTTGACATTCTCGTCTTTCTCAAACTGCACGGTGCAGTAGTCGTCAAAGCCGCCCAGCTTCTTGTCCTCCACCCAGCATCCCTGCATGGCGCAGTAGGACTTGGACTTAAGTTGAGCAAGCACGTCCTTTGCGATCATTACGCGAATTTCGCTCTTGCTCTTACCCTTAAGAGAGTTGGTCGACTGAGGCTTGGTCTTGACCGGAGTCTTTGACCGAGACTTTACTGCAACAGTAGAGTTCTTTACTGGTCTTTTGGTTTTAGTCTTTGCTGGCATTAGATTCCTACCTTTTTCTTCAAGTTATCCATGGCGACGTCGAAGCCAAGCTCCATTGCCTGCTTTACGAATTCCGCCGCCTCCTGATCTGTCGGATTCTGCTCATCTACGAGCTTACCGAGTGCGGTACTCAAATCTACCTTTTCGTCCAGGGATCCCTTTATCTCGGATAGATCCCTATCGTGAGATGTGTCCACCTTCTCGAATACAAATGCCTTTTCTCTGAATGCGTCTAGCCCAACGCTGAGCTCGGCAAGCACGTCAGAAGGTATTGTCGCATGCAGTCTGGGTAGCTTGTTGCCCATGTACTGCTGCATGTCCGAAACGTATGGGGCCTTGACTGCGTTGTCAAGCCACGTTTGAATTCTTTTCAGGTCTTCTGCATTCTTAACATCAGTCCTAAGAAATGGCCGGCATCGCAGCGGCACCTTCTCGATGCTGAGATCGTCGTAAACCACCAGGAACGACTTGTTCTCAGGTTCGCCAAGGCGGTGCATCCACATAGAGCCGGAGTACAAGAAGCGAGTGCCCTTGGATCCTCGCCACTCCCATTCCATGTGAATGTCGCCCATGAGGACCAAGCGGTACTTTCCGTCAAACCAGTTTAGGTCCATGTCGCACAAAGGTGCCTCGTCTGGCGGAAGTCCAAGTGCAGGAACGACTTGCGATGCAAAACCGTGCAGCACCAGGATATCGGCATCGACCAGAGTGTTGGACTCCAGATAGGCCTCCCATTGCCGCCTAGTTCGCCAGTTGTAGCCGGCTACCGTATAGTTGCCAAGCTTGATCTGCTGAGCCTGCTCAAGGTTGTTGGAAACGGCTGCGCTCCCGCCCTCGAGACATAGTCGCTTGAATCCCCGTTCGTGATTGCCGTCCACGTACCAGCTGCTTTGAACCGGTAGCCTAGTCAGTATCTTCCGCAGCTCCACGGTATGCTCGTCGCCAATGGTCGGTGTATCGACCTGGTCGCCGCCGAGAATCAGTGGAACATTCAGCTCCAGGCACTTGTCTACGACCTGAGCCAATGCATATAGGTCGTCGCCTCGCAATTCCTTTACCGATCTATACGCAGACTCCCTAGCCTGCAGGTCGGCACAAAATGCAAGTATTGGTTTTGGCATTCGTGTTATCTCGACATTTGAAGTAAACAGCCTCCGGACATTCCGGATACGGCTACGATTTAAGTTTGCTTATTTACGGTCAGTAAGCGGATCCAGCCGAGTCATCAACAGGGCTGTCAAGCTGCCAAGCAAGGATATAGATACCCAGCTCCACAATCCAAGTCCGAATACCAAGCAGTGCATAGACGTCAAGGCCAGAGTCATCTGAACACCAAAGCAGATCGGGCAGGATATCATCTTCTGCAGGAAAGATTCCTGCCTATCTGCCCATGCCATAATGGTGTCAACGGTGATTTCAAAATTGTGCATTCCCCATACGGCCATGTAGGACATGGATCCGAGTACCACGGAAGACAAGATTACAGTTAGAGTCCAGTCGATCATTTTTTAAGTATGCCGTAGCCGATTAAAGCCAACAAGGCAATTGACAAAGTGAGGCAGGGATTGATGAAGAAGAAGACTAGGAAAATTATGCAAATGAGGGCGAACAATGCGGTTCCTTACTCACAATCTTTGCAGTCTTTGGATTCTGTTCCGTCCTTAGGCTGGTTTAAAGACTTGATCTTCAGTTTGTCGATTGTAGGCGTAGTCTCTTTAGGAGTAAGGGTTGGATCGTAGCCAGTGAGTCCGGCATTCTTTAGGAACTCGTCGGGAGATTCTGATCTGATTCTGTTTGTCATTGGTTACCTTGTTTTGGAGGGGCACATTCTACATACTTCTTTTCTTGCTGTCTATGCTTGTACTGCTCCACTATGCGATACAAGACATCAAATGTGAATTTACCTACCACGATGAATCCAGTTGCCAGCAATATGAAAAGAGTATATGCTGCAATTATGAATTCCCGCACAATCCTGAGAATGACGTCCTCGGGTTTTTGAGCATTTTGCATGAACGACTCCAATAAGATTAGCGAAGAAAAGGCCAAAGTAGACCTCAAGGCTCTTGCGCCTCGATGGGTAGTCGACATGGCCCAGAACATGAAATCGATTTGTGAAGTCGACGACATAGACGACAAGATCTTCTCGATGGCGCCGGAGAAGTTGGCCGAGCTCAACAGTAGACTTGATATAAACGAATTTTCAAAGTTCCTCAAGTTCTATCTGGATCTCAACAACTCCTCGCCAATTCGACTGACTTCAATGCTGCGATTGAACGGTCGGCCGTTCACTCTGGTAAAGCACAAGTTCTTTGAGCCTCTCTTCTATCCGAATCTTCCTGATCGTACTTTACTGGTATGTGCCAGACAGGTCGGCAAGTCCACACACATTGCCGCCCAAGGTGTGTTGCAAGCAGCAGCCATCAACAGGTTTAAAGTTCTGTACATGGCTCCGCAATTCGAGCAGATTAGAAGATTTAGTCACCAGTACATACGGCAGTTTGTCCACGAGTCCTACATCAAGGACCAACTGATGGACAAGAACTGCGTCGATTCCGTCATGCAGAAGACCTTCAAGAACGGGTCGGAGTTGTGGTTCTCGTTCGCCAAGTTGTCGGTGGACAGAATCCGTGGTCTTGCCGTGGACGGAATAAGAATGGACGAGATTCAGGATCTCAATCCGGAATTCCTGGATATCGTCAGAGAGTGTATGTCTGCATCCGAAAAAAGATCGGAAATGTATGCAGGCACCAGCAAGACCATCGACAACGTTATTGAACAGCTTCGGCTTCAGTCCAGCCAGGCAGAATGGTTCATGCGTTGCGAAACCTGCAATCACTGGAACATTCCTACCGTTGAAGGTTCTGGACCTGGGCTTGGAGTTCTTGACATGATTAGACCTGAGGGGTTCTGCTGCGCCAAATGCCATAGGCCTTTAGAGCCGGAGAAGGGCTTCTGGGTCCACAAGTACAAGGAGAAGTCGGCTACCTTTCCTAGCTACCATGTTCCTCAGGTAATCGCTCCCGTACACTATGCCAATCCCAAGAACTGGCGTTCCTTGGTCCTTAAGAGAGAGTTGACCAGCCCAGCCACGTTCATAAACGAAGTCTTGGGTGAGGCTTGCGACGAAGGACAAAGGCTGGTTAGTCAGACTGAGCTAAAGCAGGTGTGCGTACTGGCCCCTAACTCCAAAGACAATAGCGTAAATGCGCACAAATACGCAGATAGAGTTCTTGGAGTTGACTGGGGTGGAAAAGGTAGTCGGTTTCAGTCGATGACTGCAGCCGCCGTGGCTTGCTATCTGCCCGTCGAGGACAAGATTGACATTATTTTCGGGCACGTGTTTCAGGCCATGACCGATTCTGTCCTGGAAACCAAGGAAGTCATCGACATCGCAAATGCATTTAATTGCAGCGCCATCGCACACGACGTTGCCGTCGCAGGCGAAGTAAGACTCAGCATCATGCGCAGCGTAGGAGTGCCTGACTCTCGGCTGATCAATTGCCGTTATGCGGCAAGTGGCAGTATCAAGTCTCTGCTGCAGTTTGTTCCTCCGACTGATATCAATCCTACCAGCTACTACAACCTGGACAAAAGCAAGGTCATTGCGGCCGTATGTCTTGCAATCAAGAACAAGAACATTCGGTTTCCTCAGTACGACAGCCTGGTAGATTCGGCTGGAGAGAACATAATGAATCACTTCTTGGCTGTTTACGAAGAAAGCAGCGAAAGTATGTTCGGAACCGAGCGGAGATTCATTCGTCGTAATCCAGGAATGCCGGATGACTTCCTGCATGCCGTGGCTTTTGCCGTCATATCCCTATGGAGAAGATATCCAGAACTGATTCCAAACCTGTTGGACGAAGTCCTGGACGGAGACGAGCACGTAAGCATGGGTAGTCCCAACACGTATTACGGCGGGCACGAATTTGATTAATAGCTAAGTCGAAAGTTTTGCTATAGGTTCAAACTTTATTGCACCCATAACCCTAAGCTGCTTATTGTTGAATAAGATTTGCTTAAGATTATGGGTGGCTTTGTGCCAGGAGTGATGGCGAAGAACCATCAAATTATGTTAACTCGATTTGGCGGCTATTTTACCGAGGCGATTTAGCCGCTAAAGAGCGAATCAGCACTAAATTATATTAACACATTCAGTGCAGCTCTATTAAGCTGGTTAAGGCTGCTCGTCTTAGACTGCGCATTCTCTTGATGGCAGCTACCAGACTATTCCAAAGAGGCTTTGGAAACACCAGTAATAGATGGTCTTCCTTGTGGGCCTCTATGGCACCTAGGCTCTTTAAGTGACCTACTGCAGACTCCCAGGTAACTACAGGTAGATTGTAGAAGCGCATCTGGCCCAGGAGGTTAGTTAGGTCTATGGAGACCGTGTCCTCCATTGGGTTCTTTAAAACCACGTATCTCTTCTTGGCAGAGTCTCCCGTAAACATCTTGAACATGCCCTGCTCTACGCCTTCTTGAATGAAGTTTATAAGCTGGACTCCAGAGGACTTGGTGTTTATGTAACCTTTAGCCGACAGCATTACCTTGGCGGAGTCCAATACTCCGGGGTTCAAATCAAGGCTCTTTGCTAGATACTTCAAACTGTCCAGCATGGAGTGGGATGACGTGGGCCTTACGGTCAAAGCGTACTGCATAAAGAACGGAAATACGTTCTCGCTATTGATTAATGCCCGGGTCTCCTCCGTAAACTCTATATCAGCCCTCAGGAACTCCCAGTCCTTGTCTGCAGCCATAGCCGACGCTACTGTCGAATTGGCCAGCACTATGCTGTTCTTGGCCCCTTCGGCCCACTCAGCCAACAGCTTGGCTCTAGATCGAATGCCGTCGATGGCTACAGGTACCTGGTGCATTTCCGCAACAGCCTGAGCCATTTCCACGTCGTCTCTTGACGATAGAGTTATATGCTCTAGACCTAAATCTATTCTAAGTATGTCGAAGATGTATTCCGCCAAGGAGCCCTTGTTGCCCACCAGCATCAGGTTTGTCCTTGGCTTCTGATCTACGAGGTTGTTTATTCCTGCCACTAGGCTCGCCATAGCCCCTAGATAGGCTACCGTCTCCGGACCGTGCTCAAATATATTAGATATCTTCTTGACCGTCAGACCAGCTTCAACCACTACGTTGGAGCATGGGGGCTCGACCTCACTCATTACAAAAGGCACACCTACTCTAATCTGGTCGGTGTCTATAGATACCCGTGGTAGGTTAAATCTGCCAGTGTCGGCGTCAAAGCCTACATAGTTCTGCGAGGAGTGGACCTCTGGAGAACTCAGCCTCATTATGATGTCGAGGTATTTTTTAGATATCGAGTCGGCTACAAATGGCTGCTTAGACAATCCTGCCGAGGCAGCTATGTAGGCCAATACCTTACCGGGCTGCTCCTCTATGTCGTCTTCTGATATCTGAAACGATATTTCCTTGCCTTCAAATAACAACTTTCCAAATATGGCAGCCGCACCTCCCTGCTTTATTCTGCAGATGTGAGAAATGCGCACAATTGCATTACATACAATCTCGTCGACGACTTCCCGAGATCCCTGGATCCAAAGCTTTCCGTCTCTCTCAAAGAAGATCTTCTTGTCTAAGACTAATGGCTGAGATTCCAATATGTGATTAAGTAGTGGAGCTAGTTCGGCTCTGACCTCATCCGTACAGGAAGCCAAGATTAGATTCTTTTGAAACTCGGTCAATTCCAGACCATCAATGACGTTTCTTGCATTGGCTGAACCCATTGTGAGCAGCTCGGTAACCAAGAAATCTAAAGGGTCCAGCAGATTGTTGTCCTTGATCTGTGCGTGAACCGACGGCATAAAGCTGCCCTCCCACATCTTGGATACCTTTTCTGCCGGTTTCCAGATGTACGGAGTGTCATCTATCATCACCTTGAAGTTTCTTGCCTTGATGCAAGTCTTCATGAAACTGGAGTCCGGGTCGTCAACCCACATAACAGTTGGCTTGTTGAGCAGCAGTGGCTCCAGCTCTCCAATGGGAGTCTTGGCCACTATTGAAAGTTTGTTATACCTTTCTACTGCGCATTTTTGAACTATTCTGGCTGCCTGTAGCGGATGAGTCAACACATGCACGGACTCAGACTCATGCTTATGGCATTCGTTAAGCCCACAGAATCCTCCTCCGTGCCCTTCTAACAAGTTTAGATAGGACATATGGTCTTTATTTCCAATAAATCCAAACCCGCTAATAAAACCAGGCTTTATATAAAATGGAATTACCAAAAGACCGTCTGGCGATTTTCCAATTCCGGGAATGCTGGATTGAAGCAGCTCCTCTAATTCGTGTTTAAATCCAAATCCAAACCAGGCAGCCAAGCCTCTGTTAAAGACTTCTTGACCTAGCCATAGGTTTAATTCGTTTAATCTTCCACTAGCAAGTCTGTTTGCTACTGGGTGCATGGCGGCTTTAGCCACCTGCCAAGTCTTTTGAAGCTGTAAATACTGTTTATTGTAGAAGGTGGAGTATGCTATTTTATCCTCTACATTTACAGACTTTACTTTGAGATCCTTTGCAACAGCGTCTATTAACTCTTCTGGGTTTGAGATTTTGTACGCTTGGCCGTATAGTTGCAAACCTTCGCATGCTAGTTTGCACTTGTCGCAGTACATCCAACCCTCAAACGGTAACAGGCTGGAAACTAGCATACTTGCTGTTTTGCACTTAGGACATCGAACATAAGCACCTGCCTTAGCAGGCCCGTCGTAGCCCAGAAGTTTCAAGATTTTTGTATAATGGAAGGTCGAGTAGAACTCTTCCGAAGGAACACCATCTATGAGTCGCTGGATTGACATAACTGATGACGTCTCTAAAAAGTACTATAATGCCTTCATCAAGCAGGTACCAATGCCAGAGTACGTAAAGTCGGCAAGTGTACTCTCCAAGGAAAACCTGCAAGACATCCCATCCGACGCTTTTGCTGACGGCCTCAACAAGAAGTTTGCCTTAAACACAAAGGCCAACTGCTGGTGCTCCGCCCTTTACTTCTACGGCAATCAGTGTAGCAGCTCTTCGACCAGTAAACAAGCTGAAGCAAAGTTGCTTAAAGCTGCTCAGATCTGGGGCATAGCTGGCGACGTAGAACAGATTAAAAAAGCTTTTGACCTGGAAACTATTCCGGCTTCGTACGCAATCTCGTTTGAGTATCGTGGAGCCAGAGTAGAGCGTTGCCCGGATCACACCAAAGAAGCCGCTACTGCCAGTGCAGAATGGCTCTATCAGAACAGAAGTCGGTTTCCGATTTCAATTCAAAAGCAAGCAGCCGCCAGACTGTTGTCCAAGGCAGATACTTTAAAGTTAGCCAATCAAACAGCGGTCTACTTGGACAAGCTGGCCAATCCAGAGGTCTACGCAAACATCAACTGCAAGATCGCAACGGCGATTACCGACAGGCTCAGCGCCATATCCACCATGCGTTGGGACTCTCTTGAGGACGAGCTGCTGAAGATTGCAAACGATCTCAATGCACGGCCGTTTGATATCTGCCATAGCGGAGAACTTATCTCTAGCGCGCTAGAGGCTCTGGATGTCAAGCACGGACTTAACACCAAGTGGGGTTCAGCCATTCAACATCCTGTCGATGCGTGCTTTAGAGTAAATGTCACCAAGGCAGCAGCCGTTGCCGATACAGTAATTCATCTTACGACCGGAATGCCTGTCGATCTCACCAAGATCAGCGATCACCAGCTTGAGAAGGGTTTGAAGATCGCCGGCGATGACTTCCTGTCATACTGCCAGACCGATGGATTCAACGTGGACCGCAGCAAAGCTGCCGAGATACTGCCAACTTTGCCGAAGCCAGAAGCAAAGCGCTTCGAACAGGCCATCAAGACAGCTGGATATATTCCAGAAACTGCCTACGACTTCGTGGACAGACTGTTCAAGGAAGCTAACATGGGCATGATGATGCCTCAGCAGATGCCAGTTGACGACACTAACCCTATGCCTGGCGAAGACGATACTTCGTTCGAGGCTAGAATGAACGAGAAGAAGGAGCAGGCCAAGCTAGACGCCTTGGATGCTCAGGCCGGATTAGCAGCTGTAAAGGCCAGACAAGCCCGACAACAGCACGAACAGAACGCAGCAAACTCTCAAATGGGCATGACCCAAGGAATGCAGTAATGATTAAAGTAGCAAGCAACTTAACTGCGCTAGCTTTAATTAAAGCTTCTGCAAACCAAGGAGAAGGTCCTTGGCAATTATATGGTCTAAAAAATAGAAAGAAAATCAATCTAAAGTTTCCATACTCTCCTGACGATTTCTACGAAACAATGAGCGATGATGACTTCTCGCAAAAGTTGAACGCAACAATTAACGCTATAGATACAGCGCTTATGAAAGGCAAATTTCCTGAGCCAGCTCGCCAGCAACTCGGCAGCCTCTTGCTCAATGACTTTCTAAGTAAAGTTAAATAAAAGTAATGCCTGTAAAATCCGTAACATCTAAGCAAACCTATGAGCAACTCTGGCGCAGTCGTGATACCGTCGGGACCACGCTCCTCGTTATGGTCTTGGACTCGTACGGCCAGGAAATCTTTGATATGGACCCAGAAGCCTTCCGCCAAGAAATTGAGGAAGGTTTCGGGGTATCCGATATTCCAGCTATCAGTACAGACAAAGTTTGGTCTCTTTGGACTTCCCTTACGTCCGACCTCGTTCACTCGGACGTATCGACATTCATGAACACGGCAAATGTGCTTAACGGTACTCCGCTAAGCTACGATGTGTTTGATATTGCCGATGAATGCGCCTGGGCAATCACCGAATTGACCATGCTGGACAGCAGCACGCCAGAACGCCTGGGCTCCGATGTCCGTAGGTACATTGGAGAAGTGTGCAAGGAGCAGGGTTTATACCGGCCTCCGCAAGTACTAGCCAAGGTTGCCGATATGGGACCTGGTGACTACGCAGCAAACGTGGAATCTAACGCGGATACCTCGGAAGCTATGCAGATCATGATTCAGGATCAGCTGGCTTTTCAGGAAGACGTAAAGGCATACGTGGAAAGACGGCTGGCAAAAATGATGCTAGAGCTTAACAACGCTCCTTTGGTAAACAAAGACAACGGAGCTTGGAACAAATTCGTACAGAACTTCGCCAACGGACTCAGCAAATGATTTCAATTAGCCACAACATTACAACAATGTTACTAAAGCAGGCCGAAGCCAAGCGTGAGGCCAGCAAGGAGAAGTCTCTGCACGACTGGTTCAGTCGTAAGGGCGAAAAGGGCTCTAGGGGCGGCTGGGTGGACTGCAATGCACCGGATGGATCCGGAGGCTACAAGGCCTGCGGACGGTCTTCTGGCGAGGAGCGAGGAGATTATCCTGCATGTCGTCCGACTCCTGGAGCATGCAAGGAAAAGGGCAGAGGTGACAGCTGGGGCAAGAAGTCCGAAGAAGAAAAGAAAAAGGACGATGCCTGCACTCGTAAGGTAAAGGCCAGATATGACGTATGGCCCTCGGCCTATGCCTCAGGTGCGGTAACCAAGTGCCGTGAGGTTGGAGCTGACAACTGGGGCAATAAGACCAAAGAGGCCAACACCTTTGCCTCAGATACTATCCTAGATGTACCCATCAAGTGCACTCCTGGATTTGGCTGCAAGAGATACTTTACGCCAGAAGAGCAGCTTGAAGTCGACAGAGCTAAGGCTCAGATGTTCCCAATGCTGTTTCCCACTGAGGCAGATCCAATCTCCAGCCAACTGTCCAGTCCAACCTGGGCCGGGCTAGGAACTGGACTCATGGGCGCTCTACTAGGCGCAGGCGCTGGTGCAGGCACTGGAGCCCTACTGGAGAAGAGTGCTCCTCTAGGTGCCTTGATTGGCGGTACAGCTGGAGGCCTAGGCGGATTGCTGTATGGCTATGGAAGCCGAACCAGAAAGAACAAAGAGATCGAAGACCTGATGGAAGATCTTCCTGTAGGAGCCGACCTAGGAGACGTCGAGCTCTTCAGCGACCCTAGACTAAAGGCTCAGATGGCCAGAGACTTCCAGCGCCAGCTAGTAAGAAAAGGCTTGATGGGCTAATTAAAGTAGCAAACAGTATTCAGCGTCAGCTAATAATAAAGGACTAATAAGATGATTAAAGTAGCAAACAATATTCAGCGTATGCTTAAGAAGGCCGGTAGGCCGCAAGTAGATAACCCCAACAAGGCTCCCGTATATTTCCCTATACTAAATCCAAGTAGCAATCAGCTGGCCAATTACGGTATTTATGCCGGAGGTGGCGGTTTAGCAGGTGCGGGTATAGGCACTTTGATTAATGCATTGCGAGGACAGTCTAAACTCAAGGGTGCTCTTATGGGTGCATTAATTGGAGCTGGTAGCGGCGCAGCAGTTAAAGGCATAGGAGACTACTCCCTAGATAGGCATGTTATCGATAAAGAGGGGAAAAAGTATCCAAATCTAACTAAGGCCTTGGACTCTCTTGGGGTTTCTCCAAGCCAGGTATACCGAGCTAATAAAGAGCGCATAGACGCTGAACCGGACAAGATCGATATGCCGCTAACCCGAGACGAGGAATGGGTAGAGTCTGGGTTTGACCCTGCAACAATGACCTTAATACGTCCCGAGTGGCTACCGAGTTGGGTGCCCACAGCAGGGATCTATACAGACGAGCACGCCGACTACTATAGAGAAAAGTACGCGCCGAAGGCGAAGCCCAGTCAAGAATAATACAAGACCTGCTGGTATAAAACCTAAGTGCTATATAAACAAAACCCAGGGCTTTGGCCCTGGGTTTTGCTATTTGTAGTACCGACATGCGAGCGGAGAGAACGTCTCTCCTAAATAGGACTCATCGGCCTACAGTAGTTAGTATATCAGCGGTTTCTGGGCTCGCCAAATTCAAAGTTTGCCACAACGACGCCGGCTTCGGTAACGATGACCTCGGCTTCGCCAGCTACCGGGAATACGGTCTCTACGCCGTCAGCGGCGACTTGAGCGTATTCGGCCTGGACAAGGACCTTGGCGACGCCAACTGGACCCTTGGAAGCTACTACTGCTTTTGCTGCGTCTTCTACGCTTACGGCAACATCAATGATGGTTGCGTCAGAAACGCTCCATACGATATTGCGGACTTGGACGTCTGCGCCACTGGTGAACTTAAACGATACTGTTACGTCGACTTCTTGAATGTTGCTAATGCTGGCCATGTTATCCCCTGCTCCTTGGAGTGCCGAATTTGAGAGCTATGGATATATGCGGGCACTTTCGCTTATATCGTGCCATAACTATATCATAAATCATCTCAAATATCACGGCCATATTTAACAGCGTGGTCAAGATCAGCAGGCCCATAAATACCAAACTCATCGTATCCATATGTGTCACCTAGGGTTAGCTCTTTTTTGTGGTACTGAGTCTACGTCTATCCGTGCGCCTAGTTTGTGTAAAACTTTTGCTATGTCGTAGGCTGCCTTATCTATAGCTTCCTCATCCATGTCCCAGAAGCAGCCGTGTAGGCATTCGTGCAACAGCACCTCAAGTACCTCTGCTTGCTTTGACAACTTGTTTGAAAGCTTTATGC